CTAGCCATACTCCCCCAAATCCACGATCACCGGCGCCTTTCCCTGCTTCACCTCCACCAAACTGCGCCTCGCATCGTAGCGGAATAATAGCTTGCCCGTGAGCGGATCGCGCACATCCACAAAACCCAGCCTGCTTTGCACATTCAACCGGTTCCTCACCGGCAATTGACTGGGCAGCACTGGCAGCCAGGCGCAGCGGCAGCTGGGATGTGCCGGGATCACCCCACGCGCCCGCTCCAGCGGGTAAACTCCAGGCCCAAACCCGAAATCCCTGGCAGCCAATTCCTGGCACTGCTGGCAAACCCCCTCCCCCGCCGTCCTGAACTCCGCTTGGGCGCGCACCCCCTGGATGCCGTAACGCGCATAATTGTTCAACGTCGCCTCGGCATGCGTGTGGATGATCTCGGTGCGCGCCAACACCCGCGCCCGGGTAATCCCGATCTTATCGACGCGCCCGCTGATCAGCTTGGCCAGCTGCGGCGGCCCCTGGCCCTGCGCCAGCCCGTCGGCCAGCACGCGGGAGATCTGCTGCGACATCGCCTCCGTGATGCCCTTCAGCTCGGCAAAATTACGCGTATATAGCAGTTGCAAGGCATCCACATGGAACGGCGTCAGCAGCGCCGCCGCGCCAGTCTCCGTGCCCAGCAGCCCGGCCAGGGAAGCCAGGCGCCCGTTGGACTGGGTCAGCGCCGTCATGTAGGCCCGCTTGATATAGATATTGGTCCACAACCCGGCATTGAACTCGGCGGCGCCCTGGAAAAGCTCTTCCCCAATCGCGCCTTCCAGCCACTCGGCAAAAGCCTGCAGTTTGCCAGCATCCGTGGTGAAATCGTAATTCCCGGCCAGCCCCAGCAACCCAGCACCGTTGCCCAAACGCAGCAGGTCTCCTTCCACAATCGCTTGGCGAATGCGCCGCTTCAGCTGGGTGAAACGCACCGAAAAAGCGCGCGCATAGGCCGCCCGCAGCGTGGTCGTGCGCGTCGGATCACGCTGGTTGACAGTCAGCCCTGACGGATCACGCACCGGTGTCCTGCCCATCTTCTTGATCCAACCCGTCCAATTCCTGGTCCTCCGCATCCAGCAGCTCAGCCACCGTGGCCACCTTGCTCTCCGCCGGCAGCCCCAGGAGTGGGCGAGATTCCCCTGGGGGGATATATTCGGGGATGGCGGCATATTTCTCGGCGGCGATGGCCTGTTTTTCGGCCACCTGGGCCTTCTCCAGATCAGACAGCTCAAAGATGCTGGGCCACTCGACCGTATAGCGATGGGCCGAGGGCTTGGGCAGAATTTTGTTGCCTATGCAGAAATCAATGAACGGCCGCAGGATGACCGGCTCGGCAAAACGGGTCTGCCGGCTAGCGATCTCCCCGGCCCAGTTGGCCTCGTCTTGGGAAGAGGCCAGCTCGCCGCGCTCCGACCCGATCAAAATGCGCTTGGGGATCTTCGCTGCGGCCGCAATCAGGGCAATGATGATCTCGAACAAACCGGTGGGATCAACCACATCCGCACCCATCTCCTTGGCGTCCACGCCCGCCAGGCGCAAAATACGGCGCAAGCCATGGTCATACTCCTCAATCTCACCCAACATCGCCTTGAGCTCTGCTGTGCCTTCCTCGGGCATTTGGTAGCCGTCCTTGGCCGAGAGCACCAGGCCCTTACGCATCACCTTCCAGGTAGCCTCAGCGCCGCCGCCTACGATCTTCTGCAGGTCTTCCAAGCGGTTGAGCACGCGCAGCAAGCGCGGCCGGCCGTAGATCTCGTTATCCAGCAGATCTTCAGCCACATGCAGGACACGCGAGTGGTGCACCTCGGCGGGCGTGCCGTTCTCTTCGAATTTGATCTTGTATGACCTGGGCAGCCCGAAGCGCTCGTTGGCGCTGTCCTGCTCCAGCGCAATCGTGTGCACCGACCCTTCCCCCAACGGCTTGAGATAGATGATATCGCCTTCGCCCTGGGCGCCCAGCGGCTCGGAAAGCTTGGCGCCGCCCTTCAACCCAACCAGCAGCAAACCATAGCGGCCGATGCCGGCCAAGCGGTCAAGACGCTCAAAGTAATGCCACACCTTGCGGCTCTCCACCAGCGCGGACCAGGCTTTGAGGAACGGGGTCACTCCCGCCCCATCGCCGTCGCTGCGCGCCTCGCCATCGATCAACACCGGCGGCCGCCGCCAAGTGTCCTGCGCAGGCAGATCGACCACCCGCCCGGCGATATCCTGGCGGTCATAGGGGTCAAAGAAGTCCCCGTATTGGGGTTCGGTCTTGTAGCCCAAGACCTTGTAGATGTCGCGATCGCCGCCAAAGGTCTGGCCCAATTGGGAAGCCATCAGCGCCCGCCGCACCAGTGCGGAGGCCTGCACGGCTAGGTTTTGCGGGTTGACCGGCAAGGGTTTTGCGGAAGTAGGATCATTTTTTTTGCTCATACTTATCTGCCCCAGGCTCCTGCCTGTTTTTTGCCACCGACCAGCTCGTTGTACGCGCCGACGGTGCCATCGTGGATATCGTTATGCGGTATATCTGGCTGGTTATGCATGTGCACCAACCAGCCTTCGTTCCAGGTGCCCTCAACCAGCATGACATTGCCGGATTTGGACTGGGCCGCAAACGCCCGCCCGCGGGAGAGTTTCTCGCCGCTCACATTGACGCCGTGGGCGTCTAGGCCGTCGAGCAGCTTGGCCAGGCGGGCGCTTTCGCGCTTGGCAGCCGAGCCTGGCTCGATCTCCCAGCGCACCCTGAACCTGGCCCCGGTGGCATACGCGCGTGCAGCTGCTTGGCGGGAAACGTTGACGAACATCTGCTCCACGGCAGCCGGACCGATCTGCTCTGCCTGGCAGTCGTGGACATAGTATTTGCCATCCACCTGGCGCACGACCACTCCAGCGGTATAGGATGGGTCATTGCCTGACAATTCTTTCTTGGTGCTGGCCAGGTCCCAATACAACACCTCCTCGCCGCCGGCCGGGATGGCTTCCACAATGCTGTACCACGAGCGGTTGTACAAATTGCCGGCGGCCGGCTTGATCTTCCAGTTGCCGCCGCGCTCGGCGTCTCCCAGCAAACGTTCCTGCTCAACCAGGGGCAAGGCCATCAGGTTGGCCAAGTATCCTGGGTCTTTCTCCATCAGTATCTTGTTGTCGTGGACGCTGGCGGGGATGAAGGTGACCGATTTGGGCAGCAGATCGGGGAAGCGGCCGGTCAGGGCGGCGGCGGTATCGGCCCACTCGAGACGTTCTCCAACTCGCACGAACCAGCGCAGCTCACCGGCGGCCAATAGGTCGGCATAGCCGTCCTCGGCGATCCACCAGCTGAGGAACTGGGCCAGCCAGCTGTCCGCATCCGGGTTGCAGGTGGCCCGAATGTAGGGCCGCACCCCGCAAGTGGAGCGGTTACGCGAAAGCATGTAGAAGAACTGGCTCTCGGTGAAGCTCTCCAGCTGGTCAAAGCACAGCAGCGGGATCTGAGCGCCCTTCCAGCTGTACTTGTCTTTTTCCAGCTGCATATGCCCAAAGGTGATCTTGCCCCCCGCAGGGAAGACGAACTGCCGGTCTCCTTTGTTGGGCGTGCCGCCCAGGTGCGGGTAGATGCCGCTGGCCTCATCCCACATACCGCCTTCTTTGACGATTTCCGGGAAGGTCCTGCGCAGGATGACGGCCCCAAAGCCTGGATTGTTAATGTGCCTGAGCGGCTCGAGCAGCAGACCGTAGGTCTTGCCCCCGCCGGCTGCGCCGCCATAGATGGTGATATCGGCCGGCGAGGAAAGGAACTGCTCCTGCCTGCCGGGTTGTGGCCTGATGCTAACTTTCTCGCCGGTCGCCTCGCTCATTGTCTGGTAGGTATACACTCACTTGAACCTGGTGATCATGGCTCTCGATTTCAGTTTCCAGCCCCGCAGCCAGCCGCTGCAGCTTGCTGGCCGCTTCACCGGCTTTGACGGCCAGGTTGGCATCTATGGCCAAGGTGATGATCACCTGGTCGGGTTCGAGCTGGTTGCCGTCCTTGTCCCGTTTGCCGCGCACGATCTTTTGCTTGGCTTTGAGGAAGTTGGGCGCTTCTCCCAGGATACGGGTGGCCAATTTGCGCAAGGTTTCCCCCAGCTCCCAATCTGCGCTGCGGATCTCATCCTGGCGCTCATCCCATAGCTCGGCGTCTTGCTGGCGTTTGAGAGCCAACCAGGCATCGAGGCGGGATTGCCATGCATATTTTGATGACCAACCCGCTAAAGTGCTCCAGCGGCTTGTGGGCGGTTTTGCTGTTTGCTGTTTGTTTGCTATTTGTTTGCTATATTGCGCCAAAAGCTTGCGCAAACTGCGTCCTGCGCCCATATACACATAGTCCTGCAGGGCTTGGTTGGCCGCCCGGCTCTCGCCATCCGCCTGTTTGAGCGGAGCAGCAGGATCGAAGCTGAAGGTGTCCATCTACCCATCGACCAGAATGGGATCTCGCCCGGTCATTTCATGCCAGCGCTCCAGCGCCACGGCCACAAAGGCCGGTTCGAGTTCGCAGGCAAAGACCCTGCGGCCCATCTGCTCGCCGGCAATGATCTGGCTGCCAGAACCGGAGAATGGCTCAGCACAAATTCCACCAGGCAAGGTGTGGTTGCGCATCGGCCGCGCGAAGATCTCCACCGGCTTCTGGGTGGGGTGGGCATGGCCGACGCTGCGCTGCTTGCCTTCCCAGTCGATTTCCCAGACGGTTGTATCGTTGACCGCCCACCATCCCGGACGAAAATATGGCAAATTTTCCTCAAGCCATCCAAAGAGACAGGGTTCATGTCGGTAGCTATACTTCGAATAGCCCATAATGTGGACCGGTTTGACCCAGACAATTTGTTGATGAACTAAGACCCCGATCTCTTCTAGACACTTTTCAAAGAGGGATAGCGTCTTGCCAGCATGCCACACGAACCAGGCAGCATTGAGTTCGAGATACGGTCGCCAACTGCGAAACACGGAAAGCAGAAATTCTTCTTTTCCATCAATCTCGACCTCGCGGTATTTATCCGACCAATCTTTCCCTCCACTGCCAGGGCGGTCAGCGCCAGTGTAGTTAACCATATACGGCGGATCGGTAGAAAATAAGGCGGCTTTTTCACCGTCCATTAGTCGCCCAACGGTTGCAGGATCAGTCGAATCGCCGCAGATCAAGCGGTGGTCGCCCAGCAGCCACAGCTGACCGAGTTCAGTGTCCCACTTGATGCGCAGCTCATCGGCCTTATCCAGCTGGGGGCCAGCGTCTTCCAATATCTCTGGTTCGGGGTATTGATCGCCGAGTATTGTGGCGAGATCGCCTTCGAAGAAGGCTTCCAGGGGGATTCCATCGTTCAGGTCTTTGAGCAGCTGCTCGACATCCCAGCTGAGGCCCAGTTCAGAGGCCCGGTTGTCTAAATAGGCCAGCTCCCGGGCTTTGCCGCCGGCAGCCAGGTCCAGATCGGTGCGCTGCACGACAACCAATTCCTGCCCATCCGATTCAATCACCCGGATGGGCAATCCCAGTTTTTGGGCGGCTTCCAGGGTTTTGTTGCCGGCGATGACTTTGCCGGCCTGATCGGCAAGGATGGAGCGGCCGGCGCCATATTCGCTCAGGGACTGCTCAACGACTTTGCGCCCTTGGTCTGTGCCTTGGTTAGCGTTCTCGGGGTCGAGGCTCAGGTCTTCAATGGATTGGATCGAGGGGGTCATTTAGTTTCCTAATTTCTGCAATAACTTGGCAACGGTGACGACAAGGGCTATTGAAGACATGATGTTGATGGCCATGCCAATGGCGAAGCCCCGACCCCAGTTTTTTACGCGTTCTCGTTCATTGGCCATGGTCTCCACCAGCTGCTCGAGGGTTTCAATTCGACTGATGAGTCCTGGTTCCCTCGTTTTGGTATGTCCAAATATAACGCGCTCCAGGTCTGCAATCAGCGAGGATGTGTTTTGGGCCGGGGCCTCATTCATGGTCGTTTACTCCCTTAGCAATGATGGTCCCTACAGCTCGCTGTGGGATTTGCCAACGATTTTTAGGCCGCGCACGGTGTCGTGCACGCCGCCGCTGATCTTGAACATCATCGGCAGGACGCCGATCAGGGCAATGCCTAAGTTGGCGATTTGGGCAGCAAACTCATCAATGCGGAAAATATCCACATTCGGGAACCAGGTGCCAATGACGAATAAGCCGACCAAGGCCAGGGTGTTTAGGCCGCGCTGCCAATCTTGGGCTTTGCCGTCTTTGACGAATTCAAGCAGCTTGCCGAGATTGACGAGCATGGTGTTGAGCGATGCCACGCCGCCCAGGCTTAGCAGCAGGGTGACCAGGCCTTGAATGCCCGGCTCAACGATGGGGAATAGGGTGTACGAAGTTTCCATTTTGGTTACCTCCAGAGGGTAGTTAATAAAAAAAAGCCGGGGTATTCTGAAAGCCGCCATATATGACGGTCATCAGAATACCCCGGCCGGGTTACCGATCTCACGGGCACTGATTGCGATTTGATTGTGAGTTTAGTCTAGCATGTTTTTAGGTGGAGGGCAAGTGGGGAATATCATTTTTGAGATGGTTGAAAAATCGGAACACTTTTCGCTCTGAGAGTAATTATATACCCCTCAGAATCAAATTGGCCAAATTCTGGATGTGTCAACGTTTGATTTACTTTTCTTGCATCAACTTTTTCGAAAAATGATTTGGTGTTAGCCACAATCGAATCAATTTTTTTTCGATTTCTATAATTAGCTAAAATATATACGGTTTCCAATTTCTCATGAGTCATCAATGATCTAAGATATTCGATATATGGATTGATACCTTTGTTAATTACTTGATATCTACCAATTATAGCAATACCACATTTGCAATAATTTTGAATGAAATTTAATGGTACTGCCTCATCTCCTATTTCCCTCGTGGATACTTTATCGAGATGATCTATCAGGCTATTCACTTCAGAAATAATAAATTGGTTTTTTAAGGCCCCAAAAAATTTATAGCCAAGGAAGGTCAACTCTTGGATTAATATCGGGAAATAAAGTCCGGCACGATCAATTCTCCCAAATTTATCCATAATTGCTGCGGTTTTCGAGTTGCCATCCGATGTGATCGGATGTAAAAAATTATCCAGGAAAAACCCGATTACACTCGTTTTTTCATTAGCAATCAATTTTGAGGTTACAAATAAATCTACTGCCTGCTTCTGGGATTTTGATAGATATTTTTTCGTCCTATACAAGAGAGAAGTCGATACATATAAATACGCTCCGTTGGCGAAATTCATGTCGCCTGGATCGTCCTTTTTTAGTCTCAAAATCAGTTTTCCAGCATCTATAAATGCTTGTTGATCAATATCTTTTTCAACCCATTCGATACGCAATTTAGTTGTTTCCAAGTCGGAGGTTTGCCTTGACAAGGTTTTTACAAAGCTATTCACGCGGCTTTGGATGTCGTGTTTGAAAAATCCTTTTTGAAACTGTAGTCCGATCAATCTAAGAAGCGAAAACAACATTGCTAAATTTTTATCGGCTTTTTCTGGAAAGAACAGAAAATAAAGGACAACCAGGAGAATTCCTACAGGGACCCCTGGCAACCATTTCTGTACGAGCTCAGTATATCCTGAAAATTCATCAGCCCCCATTTATCTGGCCCTCAGAACATTCATTCTGTCCGCTAACGCAAGTACACATCCTGGTTGATTGCAACTCAATTTTACGGCACCACTATCAGGAAAGATTGAATTAAGATTATCCCATGTAATCACATTCTGACAAAATGGACATTTAAATTTCTTAGCATTAAATTTTCCATATACCCCCAAATTTTTAAGGAGCTGTGTTAAATCGTCATCATAAACATATTTTTGAGTTTCTTTTTTCCCAAACATTTAACCCCTCCTAAATTGTGCGGGTGCTATCGATTGAATACCCATATTCTCAAAATTAGTATACACTATTTCCCTTCCCATTGAACCGTACACCGAATCAATTACGCTTCAGGGTCAAACTAATTTTCCGGTCGCTCCTCTATTAGATCGCCAAATAACTTATCCACTGCCCTAGGCAATTGATTGAGCTCCGAAATGATTCTTTGTTTGTGGGAAATCGTTGTATTTAAATGCTTCTTCTTGACAATTTTTTTCCTGGATCGCGAAAGTTTTCGTGTTGAAGGAGTATTACTTAGTTTATTTGTGGCCATTTATCAACCTCGTTTACATATGTTACTTGGAATCACTTCTTCCAATTGACATATTAGTCCAAATATATAAAAATGTAAATATACAAATTGTACTAATTGCATTAGATTGTCATTATAATTATTAGTAATATATGTTTTATTTTGCAAATTTACTTTCACACTGTGCTTAATAGTGTATCGTTAGCCCACAGTAAGAGATCGGATATTATCCCACAAATACAAATTAATCGAGAAGACTTGACACCTTTGACAAGGCTTTGACGAGTTTTGGCTTATAATTGAATGCTGAAATCACCCGCCTGGAGTACCAAATTAACCCATACGACCGCATAGAGATAATCGCCTTCTTCACCCTCGTGATATCTGGCTTGATTTTCCCCGATTTTTACGCCAAGTACGAGATACCGGGCCTGTTAATAATAATGGCGATTTATATGTGTTGGCTGTTATTCCGGGTTGATCGGGAGGAAAGGGGACGGGAGAGTTGGAATAAGATCTATCATTAATATTTTTACTGTAGCTTGACAATTAGGGGGGTTCGCCCCTAAAATTACTGCAATTGCTCATTTCCTAACTGGAGAAGGGAGGCAGCTATGCCAAGAAAGTCACCGTGGCACTCAATAAAATCCAATGTTAATGTTCACCATAACAATACAAGTTGCACTGAAGGGAATAATATTGAAACAAAGAATCGGCGCCAAGGAACTGGCGGCAAGAGGCTTTGTAAGCGATGCAAGGATCATAACAAAGCGGGAAGGTAGAATCTATCATAGATTTGAATATTTTGAATTTATGTGTTTTAAATGCATAATTTCCAAATTTCCCCTGGGTTCATAGAATCGCAAAAATGCGTTTTGAAAACTATAAAGGGCTAATTTTTCCTGGGTGCATAGAATCGTATTTATTCTAAAAAACATGAATCTATCATAGAATCGAAAGCATTGTGTTCGGCTCATATATTTTGCGTTTTTGCGAATCTATCATAGATTTGAATTTTTTGAATTTATGTGTTTTAAAAGCCAGAATTTCTAATTTCCCCTGGGTTCATAGAATCGCAAAATTACGTTTTGAAAACTATGAAGTGCTAATTTTTCCTGGGTGGATAGAATCGCATTTTTTCTAAAAAACGTGAATCTATCATAGAATCGAAAGTATTGTGTTCGGCTCATATATTTTGCGTTTTTGCGAATCTATCATAGATTTGAATATTTTGAATTTATGTGTTTTAAATGCAGAATTTCTAAACTTCCCCTGGGTTCATAGAATCGCAAAAACGCGTTTTGAAAACTACGAAGTGCTAATTTTTCCTGGGTGCATAGAATCGCATTTTTTATAAAAAAGACGAATCTATTCAGAAATTGAAAAAAGACCAAGTGTTCTTCAAAATCTGCGATTTTCTCTGGGTGTACAGATTTCAAAAAAGCCCCCGAATTCTCGGGGGCTTTCGTACTGCGGACTGGGTGGGCTTAGGCTGGCGGCGGATTAGCCTCCAGCATGGATACCACGCTGTCAAAGGCCTTCTGAGCATCCATGACAGAGCCCTCCAGCTTTGCCTTGGCCTCATCCATCCCAATATACTGCTTTGCAAAGGCGTAGTAGGCAGTGTAGTCATTGGTGGCTTTCGGGCGATCCTCATCAGTCCAGGAGAATGCGGCGCCCTGGGCTTGCCCATTTGTAGGAGAAGATGGGAGTGTTGGTTTGCTGGGTTGGCTCGCTGTTGCCGGCTGCGTCCCTTTACTAACCCGGACCACATCCCAGACTTCACCAAAGGCCTTCTCGGTAGTGGGATAGATCTCAACTTGTTTCCCAATCCACTCCGCAAGCTTCCGGCTGCCGGTCAAATCGGCAATCGTTTCCGCAGTAGTTTCATTGAGAATAAAATATTTAGGGTATTCGCTGAAATACACCACCCACTTCGGGATCTTCCTTTGCTCGCTTTGATCCCACAATGGTTTTTGAACAACCGTCTTGATTGTCACCGTTCGAGGTTGCCCCTGCAGATCATAGGCTCTGAGGTGGGGCTTAGGGAACATTTCGTCTAAGGTCGTCATTTCGCTAACTCTCCAGTATCTATAGTTTGATTTATTAATTGATCAATCTGTGGGCGTGCCAGCATCTTGACGCTTGCTGCCATGTCATGTTGCCCCTGCCAGTACGCATCGTTCATCGCCTGGGCGATCTCTTGGGCCTGGGTGGGAAATGGGATCTCGTCAATAATCGTCTCCTTCGTTTGGGTGTTGAAAACAGTGTAATAGGCCACAAAAGAAGCAACACCCGTGGTCTGCTTGGTGCGCAAGCCGACATCGTAGGGTTGGAAGATGGAGGTCATTGGGCAAGCCCCTGTTTTGGAAGGGCCAGATACCAAACAACCATATCGGAGTATTTTCTGCTCTTAAGCTCCCTTTGAATTGCTCTCGATCCTGAAGGCAGTCCCTGGTATATATTAGGATCGATGATTTTGATCTCATCTACCCGGATCACGTTTGGTAGCCGGGCGCGCCCCTCCGTTAGTGTGAACCAACCCTCATCATCGGGGATCGCGGACAAAGCCAGGGTTGTCTCAGTATAAAATCCCTCATCGTTATACTCTTCACATCCACAAGCCGATGGTTTAGCGCCATAAGTGATTTTATAGACCGTAAATGGTCTGAAAAGTTTCTGTACTTGTTTATTCAGGCGCTTTCTCTCGGCCTCTCTTGCCCTCTCTTCTGCGGCCTCTTTTGACTGGAGAATTTCCTTCTCTTTTGCTTTCTCTCTTTGCTCACGCACATATTCGCTAAATACTTCCCGTTGAGACCTATAGAGTTCATCCCAATCTCTTTTTAGCTCAGGATGTTTGGAGAGGCATTGTTTGTGGTGAGCGGTCAACTCCGCTAAAGTATTATTGCAATTAGGGCGGATGTTGCGATATTTAGATATTAGTTTCTTGATTAGTTGTTGATGCTCTTCTTCAGATTGCGCCGATAGGGCCTGGTTGTGCATAGCTAAAGTCTCAACCGCAATCGCAATTAGTTCCCCCATTTCCAAGGAGTCAAACCGGCCATTTTGGGGCACGATCCCCCTTTCCCATCTCTTGTTGTATCCGGTTCCCCTGAAATCATCAATGTAGAATTCTAGTCGGGCGACTCCATTAGCAACAGCTTCCAAGCGCCCTTTAAGATCCCCTAATGTAAATAGAATTTCTATATCCGCACAGATTGAATCTCCCCGATTTCTAAATTTTACCCGCGGAATATCAAGTTGCATTTCAGCAAGAAAATTCTCCCCTAGAAGCTCAGGGAGCGCCTCCTTGAATTTTTTAACCGCCTTTTCGCCAGTTTTTTTCTTGGCAATTTCGTGTTGCGCTTGTTGATCCTGTGTTGATTTTTGATATTCTTCAACCAGCTTTTCAGCATTTGGTGTCAACATGTTAAATCTCCTTTCCAATTTGTAGCAGGTCAATCAGCTCCTGGCGCTCTTTGTCCTGCGCCGCCCGGAAAACCGATTTATCCCTGGCCTCAATCTGAGGGAGCGCATCTCGCACCAGATTGATCCATTCGCCTGGCACAAAGAAAAACTGTTTTGCCCGTTCGGCTTCAACTGCATTCATGACCCCGCGAGAAACATGCCCGTGATTGGTTTGCCTGGCTCGCTCCGACAAGTCTTCAAAGAAAGTGTAATAACATACCCGCCTGCCATCTAGCAGCTCGAAGCCTTCCCGCCCTCCCAAAGTCACCACCACATGCCCCCAATTTACGTGGACTGCCACGTTTAAAAGAGCGGAAGTTTCCACCGTGCTCGTGTGGGTATAGTGCACGGTGACTTCACCCTTGCGCCAGCGCATTGGTGGGGTGCGTGAACTGCTGGGGTATCTTTCACCCCTAACTCCCAATTCCCGGCCCACCTTTAGGCAAGCCTCAAGGTCCCCCGACTCCTTTGCGGCTTGAAGCCAGACGTCTTTTATTTGGCGAAGCTCAGAGAGCGTCGGGGAATCGGCAGTCACAACAATAGATGTGCGATCCCGGGTTTGGAGAATGGTGTCTGTGGTCATTGGGATTCTCCTTTGGCCTTAGAAACTACGTGCTTGGCCATCTTGATGCTATCAGCTAAGTCAGCTCCCAGAATGAGTGTGGTGAGTTCTGACTCGTGGATGATATCCTCCAGCGCATCGAGCAAGGCAGGGGCGCTGGCGATTAGGCGAGCATTGGCATTCCATTCATCTAAGGAACTATCTCCTCTTCCTACGTACAAAATTGGCCGGTCGCCCTGCCAGTAAATCAAGCCATTGTCTGGCTGATCAGGGTGCATTTCTACAGGATTCCAGAAGTCTTGCGAAATTAGATTATCCGCCATCTTGAGCTCCTTTACTTTCATTGATGATTCCGCCACAGTAATGATCTCCCTCTATGTGGGGTTGAAACTTCAACAGCTGCTGCCCGATCTCGGCCATGTTGGTGCACGGGATTGAGTTGACCGACTTCCGTCCACAGTGTGGGCAGTCCGCTACGATTTGGAAGGCGGGGGGGATTGATCGTGTTACCCGAATGTGGATATCCCCGATCGAGACAACACTGCCATCGATAGAAGTCGGCTGGAAACTGAAAATACTCCGGAAGACTTGCTGGGTGGCCAGTTCAATCTCTTGCAAGCTTTGCTCAGCCTGCCGGTCCGCCTCGGCTTTCCAGGCTTCGTAGGCCTTTACAGCATTGGTGGTGAAATCGTCTGGGCGTGGTAAACTTTGATTTGCCATGTATCCTCCTTGAAAGGGTTATGGCACAAGCGGCAGGTGCTCAAACACCTGCCGCTTACTTTATGGGTTTGGATAATTAGGTATTTAAGGGATAAAGAGTAATTGTCTCGTCGTGAAAATACTGCTGATTTGTTTCCTCGTCGCATTCCCAGCAGCCGTTGCCATAGCAAGTTTCGCAAATATGGAGTTGGCTTAGCTCCGGGCTAGTTCCCATTCCTTCAATGACCTCCTGTGCAACCCTGTCAATCAACTCAACAATTTCGAAGCGCATCCCTGCCACGCTTTGCTCCAGAGCATCGGCAATTGCCTCGGCCACGCGGGCTCCGAAAATGCCGCTGCGAAAGATAGCGGAGCCGACATATTCTGTGATCATGTGGTGAATTGGGGAATTGGCTTTGGCCCATTTTTCAATACGCATTTCTGCTTGGTGGATTTGGGGCTTCTGGGAGAGCACTTCCATCTGCAAGCTATGGCAGCTTGGGCAAAGAAACATGGAAGTGCCAAAGGCCAGGTAGTAATGGTCAATTCCCTGACCGGCTGGAATTCGAAGGCCACATCCCTGGCGGTTGATACCTCGACACTTGGCGCTTCTTTTGTTGCGCCGCAAATAATACTGGTTGCCGCTCTTGATCCAAGGGGAATTAAGCAACATGTCAAAGCGCTGACGGTCTAGGGGATCGTATGGGTTGTAGGGGGCTACTGTAGGGGTAGATTCGGTCATTTGACTCTCCTGTAGTTAATTTGACTTTGCCGGTCATATCAACGGTTACATGTATTATTATACGCCCTTTTTCTTTCCTGTCAACAATCAATGTATGGATAAATACAATTATACCTTGACACATATTTGATTAGTCGTATAATGGGAATATGACTAATCTTATAGGAGGCGAATTTTTAGTTATGGCAAAGGGAGTCGTACGCTTTCGGCTCTCCGAAGTCCTTGAAGAAATAGGATGGACCCAAATAAAATTGTCGCTTGAGGCTGGAATTAGCGCCAATTCAATTTCCAATCTTGTGTCCGATCCTAGGCAAGTTAGGTTTGATACATTGGCATCAATCATTGAAGCAACGGGGGTTCCTTTGAATGAGTTGCTAGTATACGAGCCTCTCAAGACCCCGGAGACCAATTAA